CGGTGGACGACTGCCTCCTGCAGGAGACGGTGCTGGAGGAGGTGGAGTGCCCCCCGCTGGCGGTGGTACAGGCGGAGGTGGAGTGCCTCCCGCTGGCGGTGGAGTACCGCCGACCGCAGGATTTAACGCCCCAACTGATCTGACTGGGCAGATCAATACCGCATATGACACGTTGGCGCAAACTACCAAAGATCAATTTGGTACCTTGCAGACACAGGACTTCTCCGACCAGATTCGGGCGTTGGTCGAATCAGGTCGCGTAAGCCTAAACGAATTGAACGCACAGCAGTTGGCTACATTACAACAGAGCGAACAGCGCCGTATGGGTCAGATCGGTGACATTCAGGGTCAACTCCAAGGCGACCTGAACCAACAGGAACAGTATCGTCAAGACATCCAACGGCAGGTAGCGGAGCAGGCGGCTACCCGTGCTGGTCAGATGACTGCCGATCAGCAGGCACGCATTCAGGCTTCCCGTGGCGCATTGGGTGGTCAGGTTACTTCAGAGTTTGAAGAAGTAGCGGCGCTTACAGGTGGTTTGACGGGTTCGCAGGCGCTGTCTACGACTGCGGGTATGGATCGTTTGGCTCAGGTTGCCAATCAGGGTGCAGCGCAGCGTTTGGCTGCGCCTGCGCAGTTGGCGGCTGAGGCCAAGATGGCTGTAGGCGACGAGAAGTTCCGTTTGGAGAACCAGTTGGCTCAGTCGTTGTCTGAGGGTATGGCTGAGTTGAACATACAGGAACAGCAGCAGGTGATGCAGGAAGCGATGCGTCAGGAACAGTTTGGTATTGAACGCGATCAGGCGCTAGCGCAGGCGTTGACCAACATTGCTGGTCAACGGACGGGTGCCACGTTGAATGAGGCTGGACGTTTGGAAGACATTTCTCAGCGTCAGGGTGAGATTACGCAGCAGCAGGCGTACCAGACGGGTGAGTCTATCGCGCAGCGTGATTGGCAGTCGCGTGAGGCTGGCTTGCAGCGTGATTGGCAGGGCCAGCAGGCTGTTGATGACCGTGATTGGCGGGAGTTGCAAGCCATAGCGGAACAGAACTGGCGGTCGCAAGAACGCAAAGATCAGCAAAGGTGGCAGGGCACGCAGGCACTGAACCAGTACAACTGGGGTGAACTGTCGGCAGAGGCGCAACGTGACTGGCAGACAAATGAAAATAAGATACAGGCTGACGCCCGTTTGAACGAATACGAGACAAGTAACCTCTTGGCTGCCGAAGACTACGCTGCAATGAACGCAGAAGAAGCACCCCCCGATTCGGTTCTTGGTGTACTTGAAAGAGACTACCCCGACGTTGACGACGGACTGAAGATGATCGCGCTTTCGCTTTCGTTTATGAACAAGGACGCGCAAGACGAAGCACTAGCAAGGTACGCGCAGCCCGGACCCGCATCAGCGGGTCAGTCGGGTTCAAGGGCGATGTCTCAGGAGGACATTGCGGTGTTGGAGGCGATGATGGGTTTCTTGATTCCTAGGTTGACAGAAGAGGCGGGGCTTGAGTATATACCGAATAATCCTAGCGGGATAGATTATCGGGTTGAACAGCAGAACCGCGTCCCGAACCCGCTTGAGTACCCTCAAGGTGCTGGTGGTAACGTCGACACAACGGGTTACCCCGACGCTTTCAGTCCTGAAGCGATTCGGTAACTGATGGCTCGCCCGCCGAGTCAGGCTGCTGGTCCTCCCAATGTTCGTCTTCGGGCGGCGGAGGCTCTGGCTCCGCCTGACATCAAGCCGAAGATCAAAAGTAAGCGCGTTACTCCCCCAACGATTAAGCCGTCTGCTGGAAGGTACCGAGAGCCAACGACAACGAATGCGTTGCAGCGGGTTTTGGGGCTTGAGGGGCCAGTTGCACATTCGGGTTGGGAACCAACCCTAAGGGTTCAGGAGTGGATACGGCAAGCGCAGCATGATACTGCGATTGAACAGTTGCCGTGGCATGAAAAACTCGCCTACGACGCAGGTCAGGCGATGACGGAGGGTCCGTTTGCTACTGCGTTAGAGTATTTGATGAAGCCTCTAACTGTTGCGGTTACGGGTACTCGTTTGCTTGTGGAGAATGTTGTCAGGAAGCGTCCCGAAGAGGGTGGTCTGAGTTGGGGGGATGCTTGGGACAAGATTGGGGGCACCTATACGTTTGGTGAGATGCTTGCCGATTTCGACGTTTGGCAGGAACCTGAGAATTTGAAGTGGGCACGGCTGGCTGGCTTTGCGGGTGATGTTGCGCTTGATCCGTTGACTTGGCTTGGCTTGGTTGGCAAGGCAATCGGTATCGGGGCTAAATTGACGGGCGAAGGTGCCCGTATTATCGGTGGTCACGCTGTCCGTAAGGCGATTATTTCCCATGTAGGCGATGATGCTGGCAGGGTGTTCGGTGGGTTATTCCGAAACACTAGATTGTTGGACGATAATGTCATGCGTGGGGTTGCTGACGATCTTGTAAAGGGAACCGATAACTTTGTTACGCGGGTTTCTGATGATGTCGTTGAGTTGGATTTGAACAGGTTGGGTGGTGTTCACGGTCCGACCGATCCGCTTGATACTTCACTCATTATGACATTAGATAATGCTTTGATTGATGATATTACAAAGTTGTATGATGCGGGTGCCCGTGCAATTCGGCGGGGAGCGACTGCGGTCACCGACGATGAAATGCGTATCGCAGCCCGCCATATTGCCGCTAGCCAGTTGGATAACTCGCTGCGCTCACCGTCGCAGATAGCGACTCGCGCCGTTGACGATGTAACAGCAGGTGCAACTAGGGGCTATACGAATCCGTGGATTGTTGCCGACGAGGTTGAAGACCTGACATTTGCATTTGGGTGGAGGGTTCCATTCACGGGTAGAGTCGGTAAGGCAATATTCCGCCACAAACTGCAACAGCCGATTGGGTTAAAGTTTTGGGGGTCTAACACGCGGGCACCGTTTATTGGTACGTGGGTACGTGGTGTGCCACAGGCTGCCCGTACTGCCTTCTTTGGCCGCAACATTATTGGCAAAGGCCCAGTTGCCAAGGCTGCCCAAATGGCTGGCAAAGCAACACAGGAGAAGGTCGGAACGGGTTACGGTGGACTGATTGGTTGGATGAAGCGTGGTGGTCGCGCTCCTGAAATACGCCAGTTGATGAAGACGGCGATGCAGGAGGGTGACGCTGTAGGCGTTCATCACATGAAAGCGTTTTTGCACGCTGCTGGACGGGGCGACATGGCGGGGCGCACCACACGGCAGGAACTGTTGAGGAAGGTGGATGCCTTTTTCAAGGAAGCCGATGTGGCGGGTGCCAATAGTGCTGATTTGTACCATGCCATCGCGGGCAGCGAGGACGCTGCCGCGAGGGTTGGTCAAGAGTTGACGGACAAGGGACGTTTGTTGATGCGAGATTTGCGTCAAATGGCTAACGAACGTGCGGGGCAGAATTTCCTTGGTCTTTCTTCCGATTACGTTCCTCGCGTTTTGTCCGAAGAGGCACGTAACTATTTGGAGGCCAAAGGTAGGGGGCTTGTCAACAGGTCGCACAAAGGCCATGCATATAAGGAGAGTGGCTTTGAACAGACACGTTCGTATATTTCTAAAGAAGAATTTGATTTCTTGGTTGATGCACAGGTCGCCAAGGGTGCGTCACCTGCTGAAGCAGACGCAGCCGTGCGTGCGTCAGGACGCCAGCACGACTTCTTAGGGGAAGACTTGTATAAGGCGGGTTCGGAGATGCCCAGCGGTGAGATCGCTCAAGACGTTGAGAAGCAGATCGCTGACATCATGGAGCGACATGGCATCTCCTACGCTCTGTTTGACGAAGACCTGCGGGTGGCCCTCAGCGTGTACGTTGACGCAATTTCCAAGCGTGTGGGTGAAGTATTCACTGACACGCTAATGAAGAAGCAGGGCGTCTTCTTTGACCGTACGGCAATGGCCGTTCACATCCCTGACCTCAGAATGACTGATGCTGTCGTGGATGTTCGTTCAGCGGCGTCCACGCTGCTTCGTGCTGAGACAGACTTGGATCACAAGTTGAAGGTAGCGATAGAACGCTTTGGTAAAGATCAGGCTGATGCAGCGGACTCGATAGTGGAGGCCAGAGAGACACTGCGAATGGCTGACGAATCGTACAAGCGGGCCGTAGAAGCACATGACGTAAAAGCGCAAGAGTTCCTGTTGCTTGAACAGGAGGTCATGTTTATTGAGAAACGGATTCTTGATCTTGAGGGTAGGGAACGGGGGCTGCGTGTAGACATGGAGGGCGCTCCGTTTGAGCGCCTTGTGGAGATGGAGCGTGAGGTTCAAGAAATCGTCAAGGTGCTGGACGATTTGTACAAGTCGAAGCCCATGTTTGAATTGGAGTTGAGCAGGTTGCGGGCGGCAACTTATGCAGCGTTGACTTTGGAAGACAAAATATACACTGTCTTTGGAGATCGGAAAGCGTTTGAAAAGTTTGTTGGTTCGTTCGATGAGTACGTCGGGGGAAGCGTAGACGAATATGCGATGGCGGCTGCACGCGACGGAAAGAAGGGCTTCACACCTATCCGCGATACTGTTGCTCCAGCGGAGGTTGGCGTTGTTGATGAGGCTGGAAACGTCGCGTACGAGCAGGCTTCTGATGTTGTCGGGTGGGAGTTGAAGATCGGGGACAGAGTTGTCAACTCTGATGAAGCAACTGAGATACTTGGAAACGTTGAAGCGATTGTCGGGGACTTAGATAGTAGTGGGTTGGCGAGTTGGCTTGGCTTGGAAATGCACGTAAGGGCTAAGGACGCTACGGGGATTGCGTCGTCGCTGTCACAGGTTGAGTCCGCTAGAACAATTTTGACCGATCAGGTGAAGAGGTCGGTTGAACTGTTGGAGAAGGGGATTCAGCACCTTGGCCCTGATCAACTGGTGGGGAGCATTCCTTCTCCGATGAATGTTACGGATTCAAAGAGGCTGATGCTTACCAAGTTGGACGAATTGTGGAAGCAAGCGAACGACCCATCCAGCGATATGTTGTGGGATGACATATGGCCGACGGCGATGAAAGATTCTGAATTCGTAAATGCGGCTTCCACGTATTATGGCGTTTTCGGGGATTCGCGGGCGGTGACCACGATCCCCGACGGGTTGGCCCTTGACCAGTACATAGAAACTGCGAAGATTTCCTTACGGGCGCGGGCGCAGCACTTGGAAACACAGTTGGCTGATGCGCCTGTAATTACGGCGACGACACCCGATGGGTTGATCTATGAAAATTTGACCATCTCTGATGTCGCTTACCTCATGCGGTTCCAAAACGAAATCATACGTGCCCCCCACGGTTCTCAGATGCCGTTTGCGACAGACGACATCCCCATCAGTAGATTGTTTGCTGATGGGGAGATTATTGACGGTTGGCAGGGGAGCGGGGGAATGGCTTTTGCTGAAGATGCTGGTTCTGACTTGGGGGTGAAGGGCGGCTCCAACGAAGGGTACAAGATTAAGTACACGTTGGCTGATGGAACCATTAAACGTTTCTACGTTAAAAGATATGTAGATGTTGCGGGAGCATACCCTTCAGGGGTGACCGCTGATGCGGCACGCCACCGTGTAAGCGGCGAAGTTCTCGCTGATCGCCTCTACAACGAAATCGTTACTGGTTCTGCCCCTGCGAGTTGGTACGGTCAGGTCGATGAGGGCCAGTTTGCGGGCATATGGAAGGCCACCGATTGGGAAGACGAACTCGTTCAAGGTATACATGTGCCAATGACCCACCAGTATCGGGAGAAGATGGCAGACGGCACGTACCGTATCGTTCAAACGTACTCCGAACATCCTTACGGCGCAATCTATAGCGATGTCCACGATTACATCACTCCTGAAACGCTTGACCGTACTGTGCACACACCTATGTCTGATCTTCTTGGCGACCAAATAGCAACAGACATGCTCATCGGGAACCTTGATGCGGTCGGATATGCAGGTGACAACATCGGTGTCAACAAGATGACGGGTGAAGTTTTTCGGTTGGACAACGGATCAGCGTTTCACTATCGGGCACAAGGAGAACTTAAGGGTGGATCATATGACTATAGGAACGTTGACGAAATCGCAGGTTTCTTTGATTTGAAGTTTGAGAGAAATCAGGCGAAGACTATCAGCATGTGGCGGCAGTTTCGTTCTACATTCGATGATGTTGAAGGCGGAGTCGGCATGGCGGGGGAGTTGAAGCGGCAAATTGACCGCCTGTTGACTGCACGTACCGCAAATGGGGGCTGGGCCAAGTGGGTGCGAAAGCAGTTGCCAGATGCCCCTGAAGAAGATATTCACATGTTTGTTGATTGGTTGGAAACACGCACTCAGAAGATGGCCGAAGACTTCGGTTTGACGTACAACACGGGCGACGATCTGATCGGGGAAGCCCTTGCACGGGCGGGGGTTGGTCCCGCACAGATTGATGAGGCGCTTACAGGCACTTATGGAGCGACGCAGCGAACGTCGGAGGAGCAGGGTTTGCGGGCGTGGCTTTCCCCCAAGAGCGGGACGAGTGGAGTACATGAAAGTCAAGCGTTGGAATCGTTTACGATTACAGATGCAATTGACGAGTTGGGTCGCAACGCTGAGAACGTTGGTGCGCAGGCCCGCGACGTAGACGTTGTGAGGCATGTCTGGGATTTGCGGGAAAGCGGGATACTGGAACGCATGTTGGCAGCCCGCCACGCTTTAGACATTGACGATCCTACCTTGATGCACGGGATGTTCAGAAGCGAAATTGATGAGACAACGTTTGTGGCTGCGGAGGCAGGGCCGAAGCAGGCGGACGATGTCGAAGACTGGATGGCGCAGTTGTCGGGAGATGATCTGATAGAGGCGCAGATGTTGATGAAGGGGCAGGAGACTCCTGCTGGGAGTATCCCTTCTCCTGAAGAACCGTTGCCGCCACCAGATCACCCATTTTGGAAAGACCCTGAGATTGTCGACACCGTTGACAACTTTGGTAGGGAGAACGTCGGTCCCGATGACTACGCTGTGTGGAAAGTTGAACAAGGGTCGCAGGAGGAAGTGGCATGGAGCGCAGAAGGGGGCTATAAATCCGCGCCCGAAACATTTGCCATACGGGCGACAGAGTTCTTGCCGAAGACAGCCGACGAGGTGCCGTGGGAGGAAGCGGCGGGTAGTTACGGTGTTGTCATTATGGATGGCGTAGATTCTGTCTATTTGCGTATGCCCACTAACGATGCGACTACAGGCCAGATCAACGGGGGTAATCGTTGGACGCATTCCAAGGGGCCACAGACTCGTACCGCAGGTATGGCTGATGAGAACCCTATGCAGGTTGCTGTACGCGAGGCGTATGAGGAAACGGGCCTTGATGTTGAACTTGTCGGGTTTGTCCCCGAGGTGTTTCATGGTGCTGAACAAACTCATTACTTTATTGGACGGGTTAAAGCAGGAACCTCTTCGGGTCACACTGTTCCCACAAGCGACCCGAAGGTACACAGACAGTTGTTGAGGCTGAACCATGCATCAGGTCATGGTGGCTATTTCGCTCCGCATTGGCTTTTAGGTACCAACAGTGCTAATTGGTTAGATCAGTCTGCTCCCAATGCGAACATCATGGCAGTCGTGTACGACATGGTGATTGGGGGTAGGTACAATCATCAACTCAGGGTCAACTTGCCGCATGGTGCGGCAAGTATCAAAGTGTATGGGCTTCCTGCACATGACCGTCTGCGTGCAGCGGAGGCTATTGTGAAGCAGGCCGACGGCCTTGATCCTAGAGTTCCTGAGCAGTTGACTAAGTTGCAAGGGCTTCAAGGCAAGATTGACAATCTTCTTAGCGGAGAAGGGAACGCTGCTGGTATCTTCGGAACCGAGGGTCAATACAGTCACGCTACTACGGAACATGGTCAGTTCGACATGCTGTTTGACATGTATGAACGTGCCCGCGATGTGGACCCTGACTTGTGGGAAGGGTTGGTGCATGATTGGCGTGCGGGTAGGGCTATTAGCACGATTGAAGAAGATGGTTGGGCAGCCAGCACAAAGATTAAGCAGGGGGCAAAGGTGGTTGATACGGTAACCGCGTTGGAGGCTCGCGGAGTTTTCCCTGAAGGCATGTCATGGCGTCACAAGATGACGTTCATCGGATGGCTTAACACAAAGAGCGCATACGATGGGAATATCAGGTCTGCGTTGCACGCAATGCACAATGGCGTTTCAGTGCCTTTAGGGGAGAATCCGTTGCAGGCGCTACTCCAGACTGCGGAAGCGGCGGGGGATGATCTGTCTCGCTACGACATGTTGATAAAGGGTTTGGACAACCTTGCCGCGCAACCCAAGGCGCAACTTCAGGAGGACGTATTGACATTCATTGCTTCGATAAGCAACGATTCGTCAAAGGTTGGTTCAGGTTTCGGCAATCGGTTTGAAGCGGAAAACGCTCAGGTTCTTAATTCCCTCCTTGGACCAATGGAGACGATTGCAGGAGCCGCAGATCATAATATTTTCGTCAAAATGGGCAACTATGCGCATAGGTTCACTGCGGCACAGCACCGTGAAACGGGTGAGATGGCGGCGAGGGCAACGTTCAAGCCAAGCGCAACAGTGCAGTCTCATGGCGGTCCTTTGCATACTGGGAGGACGAGGGGGTGGGCAACAGCGGAGACTCCTTCTCGCGTTCCTCCTGATCAACAGGGGTGGTCCGCGCCATCGCGTTCGCCGTACGAAACGGAACAATTGAGGGGTGCTGTTCGTACGCACGCTCGTTTCTTGGAGGCGTACAGGCGGTCGTTGTCTTCGGGCAGTTTGGCTAGTGACAACAACGGGTACTCTGTTTCTGTTTGGTTCAACGAAGAAAGAGCCCGTTGGAATACTGCTGCGGGCCACGCGGACGCACCTATATTGTCTAATTTCATGTTGACAAATCCGCGCGCACTTATGCCTGACACTGTAAACGCTGGTGGCCTCCTATCAGAATTGGATAAGTTCAGAGGGCAGACAGGTGCGATGGGCGACACGGGACATGATGTCTTTATGAACGCGGAACAGTTCCTGAGAGAATACGAGGAAATGGCGAACGCTCAGTTTGTGCCCCGTGAGTTTGACGAGGCACAACAGCCCGATTTGTTGGCAGCCTTGCAGCAAGAAAAGGCTGAAGTGTTGTTGGATCGGGACGCTACCAACAAAGCACTTGCTCTGTCGCGTTCAGAATTGCAAACCGCACGTAACCAAGTAGACGCTCTCAAGGGACAATGGGACGGGGCAAGGGACCACTTCGACCGCGCTGATGCTGCACTGGACTTGGCAGATGAGCGCGTCGCTAATGCGGTAAAGGCGCAGGAACAGTTGGAAGCGTTGCGGGCGAATGCGGCGGCGACCCCTGACGACGAGTTGGCAGAGATATTTAAAGATATAGCAGTAGCGGTGTCACACATACACATGGTTACCGTGAACCAAGTAGATCAGTCTATCAGCAACGCGCTGGCGTGGTCTATCCAAGGGCCAAAAACCGTCAAGGCAGGCGCAAGACCGTCTGATTACAGACATCAGGCTAGAATAATGGATGGCATTTTCGGGGAGGTAGGATTCCCACCTTCGGAGGTGTCAGAGGTAGGGAAAGATTTGCAGGCAGGTCTTGAAGGGATAGCAAAGATCCGAGCGGGGAAGGCTGAAGGACCGTTTGAAAAGTTCGTTTCTGACGACGAGTTCTGGTTCCCGCTCCGCGACTTCGCAGACCGCGAAGAAGTCCTAGAGCAACTATGGATGTCAGGGTACAAAGCCTTCGGGTCTAACTCGCAAGGACCAGAAGCAATGGTCGAAGCCATGACTGCCGTGACACGCTTCAATGCGCAGGGCGGATGGGGTGAATTCCTACGCCACTATGACAAGGTTCACAACCTGCTTAAAGGCTACATGATTGCCAAGCCCGGTTTCCATATGCGTAACTTCTTTTCTGCAACGTTTATGAATTTCTTGCATGGTGTGAAGTTCAGTAGTTATCGCCAGTTTCAGCGTGCGTATTGGAAGTTCCAGTATGACCTTGCGGTTGAGCAGGGGATGACTCGTAGGGCTAATTCGATGAAGGCTTCGATGAAGAAGCGTGGCGTTTGGGGCAATGTCAATGCTGACGATGTTGCGATTGTACGCGAGATGTATGAGGGTAACATTCTAGGTGGTTCCAGTGGTCAGGTTGCGGCAGAGTTTCTACAGTCTCCGTTGGAGCAAGGCGGGTTTCGTCGTGCGTGGGGTACGGTCAATCCGTTCAATTCGCGGAACGCTCCATTGCGGCTGTCGCGCAACGTCGGTGTTGGAACTGAAACCTATGTACGCGGCGTGTTGGGATTCGATGTCTTGAAGCATAGCAACGGCACCGTTGACGATGCTTTCGATGCGATTACGAAATGGCACTTCGACTATAGTGACCTGTCGGCCTTTGAGTCCAAGGTCATCAAGCGTCTTATTCCGTTCTATACGTGGACGAAGCACGCGCTACCGTTGATGATTGAGCAGGTTGGGAAGAACCCTGCGAAGATGTCGATGTATTTGAAGGCAAAGCGCAACATTGAGATGGGGCAGGAAAAGGCGGCGATTGTGCCTCCGTATTTTATTCGGCAGGGTGCGATTCAGTTGCCGTTCAAGTATAAGGGTCAGAACATGTTTGTTCTGCCTGACTTGCCGTTCAAGACTCCGTTGGAGTTGATTGATCCTGCGTTGGCGTTTGACAAGGACATGTCGGTTACGGATCGTATTCAGGTGATGTTGGGTAGTGTGGGTACTCAGATTACACCGTTGATCAAGGCACCGTATGAGTGGAAAGCCAAGCAGAATTTATGGAAAGGGTATTCGTTCGATGGTCGGTATCAGCAGGTACCCACTGCGTATCGAAACATTCCGTTGTTGATGCCGATGTTGGACACCCTTGGGTTGGCTGAGAAACAAAACGATGTTTGGTTGATGCGCGATTATGAATTACACACGATGGGGCAATTGTTGCCCACGTTCACGGACATGCGACGGCTGTTTCCGTCGGAGGAGAGGTATCAGCAACGTACATTGTCAACGTGGATGAGTTTCGCGTTCGGTATGGGTTTGCGTACCAATACGCTTGAAGAGCAGCAGCGCGTTATTGATGCTGCGTATTGGAAAGAGGTAGAAGAGTTGCAAGACATGCGCCAGTTAATACGCGAAAGCCAAAACGAAAACCCGTAGGACAAGGGAACTAATAGGTATGGAATACGTATCACGTAAGCAATGGGGTGCTATCCCCACACAGAAGCCCATGAGAGCCTTCAGGAAGGCTCCTGTGGGCATTGTGGTGCATCACACCACAGGAGGAGCCTCTGACCCTGCGAAGCGTGTCAGAGGCCACGACAGGTACCATGTGCATACGCGGGGGTGGACAACTATCGCGTACAATTGGTTGGTGTCGGGTGACACGGGAGAAGTCTTTGAGGGTCGCGGCTGGCATGTAGGCGGTGCTACACGCGGCTGGAATTCAAAGACTGTTGCGATCTCATACATCGGGTCGGGAGATGACCTGACGGAGAAGGGAAAGGCCGCTATCCGCACGGTTGTGGACGAGATACGGCGCAAGTATGGAGGGAATCTATGGATCAAATGCCACAGAGATTTCAAGAAGACCTATTGCCCGTCGGATACGCTGGCGAAGTGGATCAAGGAAGGGATGCAGGAGGAAGTACAGAATCCACAGTCTGTGGATTGGGACGGGATCGTCAAGTATCTGGTGGACGTTGGTGCGAAGGTGCTGTCGCAGCGTCCGTTGCGGAAGGGTTCTCGCGGCAAGTACGTGTCTATGGTACAGTCGCGCTTGAACGAGAGGACTGGCGCTGGGTTGGTTGTTGACGGAGCGTACGGTCGCAAGACGAAGCGAGAGGTTGCGAAGTTTCAGTCTAAGTATTCGATCAAGGTCGACGGCACTGTCGGCCCGACAACATGGAGATACCTATGGGTAGTTTAGGACGAAGTGAAATTATGAGTTTGGCTGCGCTTGCAGCGGTGGTGGTGTTGGCTGCGGTCGGCTCCATCGGCGGAGAAGCAGCCGTCACCTTTATCGGTGGCCTTATGCTGAAGAATCCTGCTGGCGTATTGAAGCGTTGACATGGAGAAAGACAACGCTGCCTTTGAGCAATGGCGCGCGCAAGAAGGCGACGCCATTGCGGCTGAGATTCAGGAGAGTCTGAAGGCCAGTTCCAGCGTGTTGAACGTGGACGATGGTAGTCACGCGGTGTGGCATGAGGGCAGTTTGGGCCTGTTGCTGGTGCTTCCGTTTGAACACGCGATGGCTTTTTCAGCGGAAGCGATTACGGGGGACTTTGATAACAGTCCCTTGCATAGTTACGTGTTTTCCACGATCAGCGAGTTGATTGTTCGTGCGACTGCGATCATGGATTTTGACGGAATAGATTAGCGGGCGCTGGTTTCTAGTTCCCGCATGTTGGGTGGAGTCCATTCGACATGAAGTAGGCGATCACTCTTAGATGCGTTGCAGGAGCGGCAACACGGCATCAAATTTTCAACAGTATCGGTGCCTCCCCTATGCAGTGGGATTACGTGGTCACCTTGCGAACTTTTCCAAGGGTTATTCCACTGCCGATACCACTTACCGCAATAAGTGCATCGCTTCGGGTCAATGCCCTGTTCTCTCCAATATTGGTGAAGTTCAGGGATTGTATGCCCATCACTTTTAGCATTCGCTTTTCTAGCCCGATAAATACGAGTTTTTCGCTGGTCTGCGATTGCAACCTTCTCATAATTGGCTTTCCTATACGCCTTACTTTTTGCGTTTAACTCTTCCCTATGACGTTCACGATACTTAAGGCGGGACGCTTGCACTTTGTCAGGATTAGCCTTACTCCACTCCAACGCCCTTTGTATTTCTCTCTCCCTGTTTTCCTCATAGTGACGTCTTCTATTCGCCTTTTGCCTAGACATACCCATATTAATCTTCCTCCTAAGCCAGTGACGGGTGAACGAACTGATCGTTCAACGGCAACCGCCACAAGTCCATCGCTACCATGCATCCGATGATGCAGTAGCCGATGATGTCTGCGTGTGTGTCTGTAAGCGACTCATTGCTTGCTTCCGCGCCCTTCTCGTACAGGTTCTCTAGGCGTGCGATCTTGTCGTGCAAGCGCACAAGGATGCCGTCCAGTCCGAACCTGTCGATGTTGTCGTATCCGTAGTCTTCCATCTTCATGCGTAGTAGCGGCAGCACGGACGAGGCTGACGTTACCGCTTCGCTCATTACAAATGCTTGGTCTAGTGTTATGATTGCGATTGCCTGAAACCAGTTGCAGGCGATGTCTTCGTTTACTTCCGCCCCGTAGTAACGGGCGGAAAAGTGGTCGTACTCTGAGCGCAACACTCCTAACGATGCATGGGGGTCAGCGTGAAAGGGGTGTCGTACTCCACGGGCACGCTTTATGTCTATGTTGTTAGCCATCAGCCCTGCGGCTGCGTCCCACGTTTCAGGATTTATCCGTGGAATTGTCATTTAAATACTCCTTTACTAGTGGGTGTTTAGATAATTCTTCACCCAGTTTTTGTAAGATTTCATCTCGTTTACGCGCCACTGTTGTCTTCGGAATACCCAATACATATTGGACATCCCTTAGACTTAAGCGTTCAAACAATAGCGCGTTCATTATCCATAAGTCTTTTTCCTCCAACTTATCGTACACATTCAATACCAGATCACACAGTTCAGCACGATCTTCGGACGAAATTTTTTCGCCCGCGACACCAAGTGACTCCTGCAACCACCCAAGGTGAACGGGGTCAGTTGGTATTTCTTTGCGACTCATCTGCCCATACTAGCGCAGCAGGAATCGCATAGTATTCTTTTCCTTCGGGGAACGCCTTTACGTCTGCCTTCACGCACAATTTTTGTAGTTGCCCAAGGGGTATGTTGGCGTGTCGATCATTGGACGAATCGTATACAAACAAAACAACACGATGCATTCGATGCCATGACCGCAACGCCTTCATCTTCTCCAACTTCAACTTCAACACCTGATCCGACCCCAACCCCTGCACCTCTACAAAAGATTCAGAAGTCAGATAGTCAGGCGTGTACCGTACGCTAGGCGGCAACGAACCCATGTGAATCGGTGGACGATTCAGCCCGTAGCGACAAAACTTACGGTCGCACAATTCTTCAAACTTGCGTTCCGAAATATCTCCCATCGTCTGAAAGCGATGTGAGAATGGTTGATCCGCGAATGACATAGCGTCACACTTTCGTAGCGTCAATATGAACGACCTGCTGGTCGTTCACGATAATGCCAGCACGTTGGATACCATCCAAAGCCAACTTCACATAATTGTCCAAGTCTCCACGCAAGGGAGTCGTCCAATCTTCTACTGGCGTGATGGTAACCGCCGTGTGTTCTTCCGTGAAGATCAATTCTACACGGACTGGCCCGTCAAAGACGGGACCGTCCTCTCCCACCGCCACAGCGTACTCCGCCTCCGCGCGTACAGTCGTAGCAGGCGTGTACACCCGTCCCTTACGAGACATACGAGGACGCCCCTTGGGTACGGGACGCCCCCCCACCAAGAAAGAGAACTCAGTGGACGGTTGCGCGCTGCTGTGCGTCGGTAACGAGTCGTTCGACTTGTCGGTCACAGTCTTGCCTTCCTGCAAACTTCGGCCCTTCGGACCACCATGTACCTAGACGAGAATCTAAGTCCTTCGTCCACACCACGATGTCGGTCACTCCGTACCCTGCTTCCCACATGGCACGGGCGAACCTGTTGAGGAACCCATGTCGTCCTCTGCCAGCACCATGCTGCTGAGTGTAGTACGAATGGGGACCATCGTCGTACATCCTACGTGCTACCCCACGCAAACGAGTGCCATCAATTTTCATCAACGGCTCCCGCGAATAGGCCCGCGTAGGTGGCAAATCAGGCGTAGGATCTACCCATAGCCCTGCCGCAATCTCCAACAGGTCAATCTTGACACGGGTGCCTTCAGCATCTATCACAAAGTTGTAGTAGTCAATCGGGTACCCGTTCTCGTCCACCATCTCCTGACGACCTTCAGGTCTAGCGCCACCATACGGTAGACGCATATAGTTGCCCGGTGGACCGGGCAACGAGTCCTGCTTGGGGTACACGGCATCGTATTTGATGCCAGCCATCTGGCATACCGCCTGCAACGCTCGTCGCATTGTAGGCGCTTCAACCCAGTCTTCGGCAAAGACCCATACGTGACAGCCCTTGGAGCGAGACAGTTCCACCCATCCCTGCATTGCCAGCGCCTGTAACACGGTGGCTACGTTCTGCGCATAGATGAGCGAGTCGTCGCCTTCGTCAATGTCGATGGCGCCCCACATGCACTTCCACAATTCGGGTTTCATGTCAGGATAAATTTTGTGCCCGTCTACTTCTTGCCAACCACCGCTACCAGCGGGAAGGGTTTCCTCAGGATCGTATACCATTGGGTACACCCCGATCATTTCCTCACCGCTACGATGGCGCAACAATAGACGTTGGTCTACGTGGTCCCATACGCAACCGCCAGCGTCGCTGCCGTATGCGTATGGGAACCCTTCAAATAGGTTCCAGATTGGTTCAGACATCAAACCCGTCCAAGTTCATCTGCTCCCACGTTACGCCCGGTTCTAGAAGTCTGCCGCTCGGGTGGATGGTGAGGTTTACCTCTGCCTTCTCGCCTTCGCCTGCTTTGTTCTTGTGTAGACCCACGCTGACTTCATCTTCGTAGTAGGAGCGTACGTCTTCTTCTAGGCTAACGTCGTCCCATCGGCGCCATGTTTCGATGACGAAGTGGCTTTCGCTGGTGGAGGCGTATCGACCTGAGTCGATGCCGCCTGCTCGTCCGCGATTGCCTGCTCCTCTGCCTGATTGGTGGACTACGACTCCGATTACTCGCCAGTCGGATACCAGTTGCTTGAAGGATTCAATTTTTGCTTGCACACTGGCGTGGTCGTTTGGTCCACCTCCACGTATCAATTCTAAATAATCATATACAAGCACCTGTGGGCGTTGACCATCCCACAATTGCGCAGACGCAATCCGCATAGCCTTGTCCAAATCGTCCACGGACATACCCGTGGACTCAAAGTGCAGGTTGGTTTCGCTCGCCATGATCTCGCTAGTGCGATTCCATGCCGCCTCGTCGCCTCGGATGAGGCGACCCAACCAGTCTTTCTGGCTGATCTCCAAACGCATAGCCGTGTACCGCCCCCAAAACATTGATTCAGTTTCGTCGGGGCTAACCCACAGTGTCCTGTGGTTGCGGTTACGTGCAGCCATGTTCATAGCCAGCAACGTCTTACCCGTGTGCGTCTTACCGATCAGGGTGACCAACTGACCTGCGCGTGCGCCACCTAGCGTGGCTTCATCAAACCCTCGTATTCCAAACTTCCACTCTCCTCCTGCGCTCAAGTCTGTGCGCATCCGTGACATTTGTTCAGTCTTGGGGGTGTACAACCGCTTCAAGTCAGCAGACGTAATACCCTCAATCTCAACCGCCGCTGGGGCGGGAGCAGCCGCAGCCGCTCCCGCTCCAACCAGCCTCATTGCGTCCTCAAGGCTTAGACGCTCAGGCAATTGCTGCCAACCAGTTCTGCGGATCAATCGCATCTGGACGCTCACCCCATGTGAATGGACTGTGCTTGACCAGCCCACCGAAGTAACCGCTCTTGTTGGCAAGCGGGTGGTCGCCTTCGCCTTGGCTCACAGCATGTGAACCGTCTTCGTTCAGGCTGGTACCACGCTTAATCTTGAAGTCACCAAGTCCGCACTTGCCGTTCTTGGTAATCGGAATGTCCTTGCCACGCATGGACTCTGCCCAGTAGTCGTCAGGGAACTGACGGATACCTGCGGCGAACAACTTGCGGATCGCCTGATTGTCCATGAACGCTGATTGCTGTGAACCATAGGTGATTCCGATAGCACGCTCATGCATGAGCAGTTTGTTGACTGCCGCATACTGGCTGTCGTCAATGTACAGCGACTCACGCTGTGCGGGAGCGACCTGTGGAGCGGGCTGCGCCTCAGGAAATGCTTCCTTTACGGTCGCTATGGCAGTCGCCGTTGCGTCCGTTACGTTTACGACGGGCTGTACGTCAGCGACGGTCTGCTGAAGCAGTGTCTCCTTCACCTGCGACAGTCCTTGTGCCAGAGCGATAGCGTTGTCAACTGCCATCGTCACGGCCACACCTTCGTCGCCGTTGTTGATTTCAGCGACGGTCAGTTCGACCGAAGCCTTCATCAACACCTGCGCTTCAATTGATGCCCTCTCAGTAGGGCTTAGTGGCGTAAATGCCATTATGGTTTCCTTTCGTTGGAACCTTTGCAGTGCGCCCAATCGGCACACCATTTCTCGGAACACCACCACCCGTTGTCGCCTAGTACCCACGGTGGTGTGGGCATGGCTTCAACGTAGCGGCATAGTGCCAAGACCTTTGTGCGTAACCAGTCAAAGTGTGTCTGGTCACGCACTAAATCCATGCGACCTACCCCCGCAGGGTGCATGATCGCATATGAAAAGTTGGGGATACCTAGTGCATAGCAGTACGCTATGCTTTGCACATCCCACCTTTCGTACTCCCAAGCATTTCTGGAATAGTCACGCTTTGGGAACTTCCAATCCCACAAGCGGTCGCTCTCTACTAGGTCAACTGTCCCCGTGAGATTCACTATGCGCTCATCGTCTTCGATGAGCGGAACCTCAAAGTAATGCTCTACCGCCTTAGGCCACAATTGCGGGTACACTTCCGTATACCACGATGACAACTTCTCCTTGCCCAACTGTGCGGCCTGATCGGGCGCATACGATTCCCACCGCTCAATCGTGGGTACCGTGTCAGCCCAATAGTAATCGAACGCAGCGTGTAGATCGGATTCCTCCATCTCTCCCTGCTCGTCCATCCGTGCCGTCAAAGCATCTTCTGCAACCGCATGGCACACCGTGCCAAGCGACGCAGCATCTTTCGTAGGCTCTTCTACAAGCCCGAAGATGGTATTGCGAAACCTTTCCATGCACATGTCCGCAGTCTTGATCGAAGATTGGCGAACCCATGTGTGCACCCATCGCCCATCACCTGCTCTATGTAAAGCGTATTTCATATTTCCTCCTAACGGTACTGAGTAAACTCCTCCCCCTCTCTGAAGAGAGGGGGAGGAGGTACTGGGTACCACTGAGCCTACTGGCTCGTTTGTGTCGGCGTGGTACTTTTTGACTAAGATTCTGCGCCAACTCTGTTACGAACGTGTTACGACTCGCGGCAACCGTACCCATGAGTATCCCAGTAGTGCCATTTGTCAGTAGGCCAATAGTCCTTCATGGTACACCACATTTCCATCAACGCTAGACTGCGCTGTCTTCCCACATGCGGCCCGTACTGCTCAGTCCACGCCTTGCTCAAGTACGTCTTGAAACTCGGGTAAGTCAAATTGGCGCCATGCCATTCCAGCAACTCCGCCCATAAATGCCTCGGCATCAACATCCGATGCTCATAGTCCGAATTATCAAGAGTCCATATCGTGCCAGTCCACTCGCCATCAGGCGGCTCAATGCCCGCCGTCAGAACACGCAACTTAGCGTTCTCCATAGATTCGGTATCACGGGTACGTATCAACAGATACTCTTCCCGCTCTAAACTAAACCCCTCAGGCTCCCACTCAAACAAATGCGGGTGCTTGGCACCCTGCGTTACTGAGTAGAAACCATCTTGTGTAAATATCCACATACATTTCCCATCTTACGAATGCGGGCGAGAAGCCCATTGCCTCTCGCCCGCACTCTAGTCTATTCAGGCAGCGGATAGTCTTCCCGCTTCGGACCAAACGCACGGTAACTCAAACGACTCACCATGCGGCCCGAACGAAAAGCGTTCCATGCCTTGATCAAATATGCCAAACCCAACCGCTGATCGGCGCTGAAACTCGGATTCCGCAAGTTGCGGTCCTTCAGCACCTGTGATTGCAGCACCCAAGCAGGGTTCCCATCCGTGCTTGTAGGCGCACACAACTCCTCTACAAATGTGTCTGCGTCTTCCTCGCTCAACTCGTTGAACAAGAAGAAACCAGCAGACAATGCGCTAGCAATCAACGGAACATGATACTTCACACGGGCAGTACGACGACATGCCTGTTCCAATGGTGCCTGATTCTGGAAAATAAACTCCAAGACCACACGCTCACTCATAGTACGAGCAACAGCCTGATTGGGGTTGGGATCGCCAATGGACTGCATCAACATCACGGCCTTAGCGGTAGCAGGCAACGACTGCGAGTACTTGAAATGACGAGAATCGTCAGGGTCTTCACTCACAATACGCAACACATCCGCAACAGACCGCTTACGACCAAAATCGACAGCAAGCAGCAGGGACGCATAGTCCACACCCTTCACAACGGAAAACCGTTGCGCAGTCTCGCTCTCAACAATCGCCTGTAAACGATGTTGTCCATCGGCTAGGCGCCCCTGTTCATCAAAGATGATCGGGACACCTATGTCTACCCACTCGTCTTCCAACATTGCAATCGCATACTTCGTGACCAACAGGTCACTCACGGTACGATTGGGGGCAGCATTCTTCAGGAGAATGGCCGCTTCCATCGGGCCAATCACCTGCACAGACGTTATGTGTCTGCTGTTGGACGGCACGACTCGTCCCTTACGTGCAGTAATCCCCATAGTATTCCTCCTAGGGGTTGGGGTTATTACGAAACGAAGGCAGGGACACATACGTTCACGAAACGGGCGCAACAGTCGATGCCCACCTATCCTTTCAGATAGTTGGGTGTACTGTTACGTGTGTCCCTGCCCTCGAAAGGGGTGCGTGACCGCCATACACCCGAAAGGGACGGGCGGAGGTCACGTATGACGGCCACACACCTGACTAAGCGGCCACCTCTGCCAGATACTGCAACGCAGCGTCCGCAATCGGTGTCTTGCCGTCTAATGCACGGATGTAGGAACGCTCTTTAGCAGAGTCTGTATCCTTGTATCCCGTGCTGATGCGGTGCTGTTCGGCACCTTGGAACGCATTGTAAGCCAACCAACGGTTGCCCACCTCCGTGTCCCACATTTCCTTCTCAGCACGCCATGCCTTACCAACGGCAGCCACTCGCAGGTTGCGAGCCGTCACCGTCTTGTGGTGGGCGTCAGGCTCAGGATTCGGAAACACCGTGCTCACCAACTGTGCAAACTCCACATCGGTAAACGCCTGATCCTTAAGCACCAAAGCCATGCGCTGCATCGTTTCTGCCTGCTGCATCGAAGACTCCAACACAGCCGCACGCATGGTGAGCATGTTGTCGTGGTTCTTCGTGGCCTTCACGCCAATCAACTGACCAGCGTGTCCAAGCATGTTCTCGCAACTGATGCGCTGCTGAATCGGGATGATCTCCGTCTTCCACATGCCATTCAGCGACATACGAGTATAGATGAACGGCTGAATGGTGTCGCCACCACCCAAGTCGAACGGAGTGTCAAGCACCTGCTCAACAACCACACGCTCACCGTTACCAAACACACTCACGCTATTGCACGACTCGGGGAACAACTGCTCCAACGTGTCATACACATGCTGATAGCCCTTACGCTCAGGGTACTTCCCTGAATGCGAGCCAAGCACCTGTCCCGTGTCGCCACGGATCACGTACCTGTCAAGGATTTCACCCTTGTACTTGCCTTGCTGATACACGGGTGCGTAAAACTCTCCGTCGTTAGCGATATACCCTGAGGGTACATACGTAACAGGAAACACACCACCCATTGCCTCAGCCATAGCAGGCACCGACGCACCTATGTCCGTCGCAACTTCCTGACTGCGGTCGGGATCAGTACCCTTACGGTACCCCTCCAACGTCGACAAGAAGTTGTGTACGCCCGCTAAGGCGTTATCAACTGTCTCTCTACTCATGTATTCTTCTCCTTTGCCCAATTGTATGGGCGTTTACGCGGCAAATCATACTTCTGGCGCAAAGCGGAAACGAATGCCGCACGTTCCCGCCGCCGTTCTTTCACATACCTGTATATCCATATCCATATAGACACACTAAAGCATGTGGCAACAAATGACCACATGTAATACTCTAGGAACTCTTCGCTAATCACGCGGTTCATCTTTCCACGGAGGTTCAGGCTTATCCCACGTAGGCGGGTCCACCTCCTCCTCCTCGTCGTCTGCAAACACAACATCCCAGCACCTATGACAGACGAACCATCCGCCCCTGTGCCCGATCAGCAACTCGCGCTGATCGGGCGTAAGGTCAGGAAACGCATCTTGCACAAGGACTTCACGGTTTAGCCAACGGTTGTAGGGACCGTCCTCAACCCGCAAAGAATCCGTTGAGTGGCAATGCTTACACGTAGCAGATACTATCATTCCAAACCCTCCTCGTTTTGGGTACAAGCGTCAATGAACTTCTCCCGATCAAAGTTCGGGTTAAACCCTGCAAACACAGACGCCAACCGTGACGACATGCGCCACAAAGCACTCTCATAACCATCCACAAAACGCCCATCTGTCTCGGGATCGTGCGTCTTGACGTATTCATTGTTAAACACTCGGGCTATTGCCCGAAAGTGCATACGTGTCATGCCGCCCATTAGAACGGCTCCCCGCTGTTCACAGCGTGACCCCGTGCATCCTGCACAGCGATCAAGACATGCTTCAGCGTGGACTCAGCGTGCGCCAACGTGGCCTCAGGAGTGTCATGCTTGGCCCTCAAGCCTGCCGTTGTCGCTTCTAGGCGTGACACCATGCCCGTCAGGTCGTCAATCCTGTTCGTGAGAACACCGTTCTCCTCAGCCAGTTGCGCAACCTTGTCTTCCAACACGGTCACACGCTGCAAGCCCTCATTCGCACCCTGAATCTGAGCCTCAACCTCATCGGCGTTCACAACCACCTGAGAGGACAGCAAACCACCATCCTCAAACGAGGTGTCCAAGTGGTACTGGATGACCTTCGTCACCAACTCAGTCGCACGCTCACCAATGGTACAATGGTTCCCCACGCTTATGTCGTTGTACTGACGCAACAGTTCAGACACAACGCTCTCAACGTCATCGCTGTTGTTGTTGTACTCCTCCGCAGCCTCACGGGCAGCATCGTACACGCCGTCAGACACAGCATCCCACGCATCCATGCTGATGGCATCAGATACCTGCGAAGACACAGCATCCCACGCGTCATCGGCAATCTTCTCATCCACCGTGTCAGAGATGTTCTCCCACACGCTCTGCGCGAAGTTGGACATCTCGTCCTCATGCGCTGTTACCTCTGCTCTAAACGCTATTGCACTCATACCTGCACCTCCAGTGCGTCAAATATGTCATTTATGGCTTCCGCAAGCAGGTCGTCGTAACCGATACCCGCTTCCAAATCAACAAACAAGCGCATAAGCACCTGTTCTACACTCTCACGCTTCATGCGTCTACCTCTTCCTTATCCCAATAGGTCAACACGCCAAGGTCGTCACCCTCAACCGCAAACCCATACTCAGCAGCAGCCTCATTCGTCCACACATACTCACATGAGTAGTACGTGCCAAAGTCATGCGGGTTCGCCTGAATACACAACCGACCACCCTCAGGCTCATTACCGTAATGGCGCCTGATCTGGTCAATAAACCGCTCCAAATGCGCCCGTGCCTCACGAATGTAGGCATCACTACCCAACTGCGGACAAGGCTCATCCCACGGCCCATCACCAACATACAAACTGTCTCTCATAACGTACCTCCGTACATCAAATGGCTATTTCCAACACTTCCCATCTTCTCTCTCTCAAGAGAGAGAGAGAGAAGATGGGGGATTCCACACGCATCAACCCTGATCCTCTTCCGCATCACGGACGAACTCAGCGCACTCAGCCTCAAACTTCTCCAACGCATTCCCATGCATCGGAATGATCGGCCTCCAACGCTCATCACGCGCAATCAAGTTAGCCTCAGCCTCCATCTCCTTCGTAGTCTTCGGACGAGGTGGCGCATTAATCGACAACGCACTCATCGACCCACGCCTAACCTCATCGTCACCGTAATCAAACTGATCCGTGTCCGTAGGTATCACCTCATACGCAGACACATTCACAACAGTCACCTCATCAGCCACGTACAGGTCTAACAAGACCTCAGCGGACTCCTCGGGACTGCCCGTCATTTCCTCCATCTCGAAGGTAACGATAACCTTATGTGTACTCATGCTCTTACCTCCTGTAAGCGCCTATTCATTGCCAATGCATACTCATGCAGAACGTGCCAGTTGATGCAAGCACCTGTACGGTAACTAAGCCGTACGCTACGTGGGACTGGCGACTCCCCGTGGCTCGTCTGTTGGTTGACAACGGGGCAAAGACGGCCCAACCCCCTGAACAAGCACATGCAGCGAGGAGGGTGCCACCTGCTTAGGACAGGCACACCCTCCCCATTCGCCGCAACCGATTGTGCTGCGGGTAGAAGGAGGGTGCCACCCAACACGGCTAACCGCTCAATTTCGGCGCTTCATCCATAAAGGCATACTTCACGCACGGCTAGGCTAAGTTCCCGCTGCAACTACCACGGTGAACGTACACCCTCCAAGTGGAGGTGAGGGGAATCGAACCCCTGTCCACAAGCGTCCGACATGCGGCTTTCACTTGCGTCGAAACCAGAACCACCCCCGTGGCGCCTGTTGCGGGGGACAAACCCTACCGCTTTTTGGACAGGCAACGCTATGCGCAGGGACAGGCAACTCCTACACACACTACCTGTGTTTACGTTTCCTTTCAGGGACTTACACGGGCTTAGGAACCATGAGCACTCGTTCAGTTCCCACACAAGGATGTAGCCCTGCGCACCTACGTCTACAACCGTAGGTAACCCGATGCCACGCACCACACGGGTGCCGCTTGCAGCCTAAAGCCTATTTACCCTCGCTACAACGAGCCTATCTGCTGTTCTTCATTGTCATCCATTGCCGCATTGTGCACCTCTGCCATCTCCACACAGACAGGACACGCACAGTCCGTTCCTTCCCCATGTTCATCCATCATCTCCTCCATACGCGTCTGTGCCCACTCCTGCACATCCTCCAACTCCCCCCAGATGCGATTCAGCGTAGACGGGAGCGGCGTCCTATCCGCTACCGCATCCGCCAACCACACCAGCGCACCTACCAACGTATCAACACCCTCATCATCCATGAACATGGCATACAAGCCCTCATTCGCATCCACACACGTTACGTCAATCATCTCAGCACCTCCTGTGCATCGCGGAAACCGTCAATCATCGGAAACCTCTCTCCCTCTCTCTCATCATCAATCTTCGATTGATGAGAGAGAGGGGAGAGAGAGTCCCACTCATCCACGCCCTTGCGACCATGAGGGAAGTGGACAGCCTCCCACGCCTCCGCACTAGCCTCACAACCCTCATCGTCACAGTCGTGACCCTCATACTCAAGCACAATACACCATCCTCCCGTTATGACCATAGGTCAACCCAATCGCATCCAAAAACCGCCACTCCTCAAGCGACCATGTATGCGTACCATACAAATCCTCACTCCACGCAACAGACGCCCTAGGATTCCTGATCTCACGCAACTCCTCCGCATCAGGCCAATCCTCCCAATCCAACTCACGCCCCGCCTCGTACCCAAGCATGGACAACAACTCAACCTCACCAAGCGTGTACCGCTCAGGATGCAAAGCCGACAACACACGCCCAAGCATGTTAGGACAATCAAACAACGCTGAACCAAACACTACGCACCTCCTGCGCACTCAACCACTAATCAAGAACTCTACACGCACCCATGCACACAGCGTACACAAGCGCAGTACAGGGCGGGAGTCGAAGACTCCCGCCCCGCACCACAGCGGGGGAGTCGAAGACTCCCCCGCCGCAGACGCTACGCCGTAGCCAGTCCAAGGGACTGGGCCTTGGCGACGATGCGATCGACCGTACCTTTCCAAGCAAGGTTCCCTTGCTTGTCAAGGTGCGTCGGCACCAACTCCATCGCTTCCCGAAGGGAAGCGAGTACCTTGTCGACATCTCCGATGTCGTTTGCCTTGGTGGCATTGGCAAGACGAGCATTAATGCTAGCATTAATGCTCTTGTTCTTCGCTGACCTTGCCGCTTTCTCCAACTTCCAAGCCGAAGGCTTGGCAGTTGCGGTGGCAACCGCTGGAGCCGAAGGCTCCACAACCTTGTTTGAGGGAACCTCAAACACAGGAACGGCAACCGACGGTTCCGAAGGAACCGTGACCGTGTTCTCAACGGCATCGAAGATGCCGCTTTCCACGATCTGTTCGGCAAGCCGAACAATAGCCGAAGCCGAGGCTTCGGTGATGGTCAGGGTCTTCATTGGCTTTCCTCCTTGGTGGTATCTTCTTATCATCACCCTTTAGGGTGATGAGAAGATACCACCAAGGAGAATACTGCTTCCCCCTTTAGGGGGAAGCAGTACAATTGGTTCTTCTGATTTCCCCTTCGAAGAAGGGGAAATCAGAAGAACCAGCCTCGTCGTACAAATCTACGATTTGTACGACGAGAATCCAAACCAAGCCGAATCACCGTTGTTCTCATAACCCTTTAGGGTTATGAGAACAACGACAAAGCCGCCAACCACTCTCTCCAACCAATCATAGATTGGTTGGAGAGAGTGCCAAAACTGGTTGCTTTGCTCAACATAGTTGAGCAAAGCAACCAACCAAACCAGACCCCAATCACCGCTTACAACATAGTTGTAAGCGGAGATTGCCAGAAACCAGCCAGCCTCGCCTGCGTACACCAACCTACGGTTGGTGTTGATTCCAGCAGTCCGAACTACGTTCGGTGACGATTCCGCAGTTGCAACTACGTTGCAAGTTTCATTCGGCCTGTTTCCCGTACTAAACCAGAGGTTTAGTAACTAGTTCAAGCACCTACGGTGCTTGTTCCCCCCGCCGACCGACGGACCACGGCCCATAGGGGCCGTGGAGGGTGCCGTACCCCCCCTTGGGGGGTACGGGGCGCGCACATGCATATGTATAGATATGGAGGGGCAGATTGTGCAAAAAAAGAACCCCCTGTGGGGGGTTTGTGCGCTTGTATGCGTTATTGGTTGTTTACTCAGTACCATTCCCCGTCGCTGGGAGGCGACGGGGAATGTTTACTCAGTACCAAGTACTTATGGGTTGAAGTGTCCCATTTTTGTTCATTGGGTTGGTACAATGCCCGTTTGGGACACCTGCGCTTACAATCAGGAAAGGGGTTTCATATGGCTCAAAACGGTGGCGGCAAAGGCTGGAAAACAGACGTAGACACAGGTACGAAGGTGATGCCTGCTCTGTGGGGTACGTTGTTGGATTGGTTGCTACAGGGGCCAGAGCGTGCGCCGTCTACGCAACGCGACTGGGCTGCGGAGAATGATCTCCATGAGGATTCTATTCGGCGGATCAAGCGTGATCCACGATTCATTCGTGAATGGGATCGGCGCGCTGCCGAATTGAACGTTAACCCTGAAAGGGTTCAGAGCGTCGTAGATGCTCTTTGGCAGCGGGCTGCGGCGGGGGATACTAAGGCTGCGTCTTTGTATTTGCAGTATGTGGAGAAGTTTACGCCGAAGCGGCGTTTGGTTGTTGATGATGCGCGTGAGGTGGCTGGTATGTCTGATTCTGAGTTGGCTGATGCTTTGGAGTCTGAGGTTGTTGGTCTTAGGGCGGTGTCTTGAAGTCTGGTAAGAAGGTTTCTAATAGAAAAGGAAAGAAGTGATGGGTACAAGTAAGAAGTGGTGGGATGATGTAAGCAATCTTGTTATACCTCAGGTCCGATTCGGAACGAAGGTACGCAAGAAGGCTGCGACTGCTACGAAAAAGCGTTCGTCTGCTGATCGTGCGATGATTTCGTCGGCGCGTCGGTCGGGGTCGGGTACGGTTGCGAAGAAGTCTGGCAAGATGGCGAAGCGTGGCTCAGGATTCACTGCGAAGAAGCGACCAAGGCGGAAGAAGTGACTACTTGCCAGTAGATGGCGGGAATGCAGCCAAGGTTATCGGTGCGATTGCTGCTCTTGTTGCTGCTGTCGGCGGGTTTCTAGTGGCCGTTAGGGGAGATTCTCCAGACTCTTCGTCTGGGGGTGTGACTATTGTTTTGCGTGAGGTTGGCGATTATGAACGTTTTTTGGACGATAATCCCAGCCATTGGCGAGAGTGAGTTGTTTCGGTGAGTCGGCTGGGGGAATTGAGGCAGGAGGCTGAGTGGCGTAAATGTCAACGCAGCGAAGTCTATTTTTTGGAAAGTTATTGGCATATTGCGCATCCTGCTCATGGCCGTATTTTATTCAAGTTGCGTGGGGCGCAGTCTGAGGCGTTGCGTCGGTGGGAAAGTAATCGTTATTCGTTGACTTTGAAGGCTCGTCAGATTGGGTGGACGACGTTGGTGTCTGCGCATCAGTTTTGGTTGGCGTTTTTTCACGATGATCAGAACATTATTGATTTGTCGCGTACGGAGCGGGAGTCGATTTTGTTGTTGCGTAAAACTAAGTATGGGTTTAAGCATTTGCCGATGTGGATGATTGAGCGGGGTCCGCAGTCGTTGATGGATCATCAGCAACGCATGGGGTTTGATAATGGTTCTCAGATTACGTCGATGCCTTCGGCATCTGACCCTGCGCGTGGTGAGTCTGCTACGTTGGTGGTTGTGGATGAGTGGGCGTTCTTGCCGAACCCTGAGGAGGCGTGGGCGTCTATTGAGCCTGTTGCCGATGTGGGTGGCCGCATTATCGGGTTGTCTACTGCGAATGGGTCGGGGAACTTTTTTCATCAGTTGTGGAATGGGGCGTCTACGGGTAACAACAAGTTTGATGCTATGTTTTTTCCGTGGTCTGCGTCTGAGGATAGGGATGAGGCTTGGTATGAAGGTAAGAAGGATTCGATGTTGCCGTGGCAACTCGCGCAGGAGTATCCGACGAGTGCCGAGGACGCATTTGTTCGTTCTGGTAACCCTGTGTTCGATCTTGACGTTCTTAACGATATGCGTGTGCATGTTCGACAGGGTGTTGACGGCTATCTCCATGAAGCCCAAACGGATGTTTTGGAGTTCAGATGTTGACGGTGTGGGAGCGTCCTGAGCGTTGGTCGGGGTATGTTTTGGGTGTGGATACTGCTGAGGGGTTGGGGCATGGCGATTATTCATGTGTTCAGGTTATTGACGCGAAGAAGGGCGAGCAGGTCGCTGTTTGGCATGGGCGTATTCCGCCTGATGAGTTGGCTACCGAGGTGTACCGTTTGGGATTGTGGTACGGTAACGCTCTTTGTTGCGTTGAGGCCAATAACCACGGTTTGACGACGATTACGGTGTTGCGTCAGTTGGGGTATCCGAACATGTATCGTCGGCGTGCGTTGAATACGTCTTCTCAGCGTATTTCGCAGGAGTATGGGTGGAAGACGACTCGTACGTCTAAGCCGTTGATGATTGATGATTTGGCGAAGGCTTTGAAGAACGATGAATTGATTTTGCATTGTGATTCTACGATTGCGGAGTTGCGTACGTTTGTACGGAATGATCGTGGGTCGATGTCTGGTTCACCGTATGATGATCGGGTGATGGCGTTGGCGGTAGCGAACCAGATGCGCAAGTTCGCGTATGTGCCTGAGTATGTGCAGCATGTGGATGATACGTGGACGTTTGATTGGTGGATGAAGCAGATTCCGCCGGGTGCCCCGACGGATGATACTATTGGTATACATCTGTCGCGTGGGACAGCATAAGCATTCTTGTAGGACATACTGAACAAAGGAGAGTCCTATGGCAATTGGCCGAATGGCTAAGTACAATGACGTTGGTGCAGGCGGTAAGCCCATTTTGGGTAAGACATCGATGCTGTCCAACGGTCCCGCCCGACCGGGCGGGTCGCAGAAGGCTACTGTCGGCTTGGGCAAGGACAAGGCTCACCGTGGTGATAAGGCTGCGGGGACTCGTCCGCGTTCGACGCCTGAGAATCAGCACGGTAAGACGGGCAAAGTTGAGCCTGCTTCCAAGCAGCCCAACTCTGCTGTTCGTTGATTCTACCTGCTGACGCTTCCTATACGGAATTTTGTGACTACATCGTTGGACAGCGGGGTCCGCTGTCTGACGATGAGTTGCAACGTATGTGGGAGTTTCGTCAAAAGACGTTGAGTTTGACGGTTGTGACTGGGCGCGGGTACCGTTCCCAGTTGCCGCCTGATGAGCAGCATATGACGTTGAAGGAGCGCGAACAGAAGGTACTATCGGAAGCGCGTGCAGCGGGGAAAGACCCTGTGTACGTTGGGCGACGTTGGGTGTAGGTTATGGCACGAAAGAGCCGCTCGGAGCGGTACGAGAACACTAAAGAACGCTTGGAGATGGCGAAGCGTTGGCGCCACGACGAGGGTTACGAGGACAAGTGGCGTCGCATGATTGACTTGTACCGTGGTAAGACCTATTGGGATGTGGGGGGTATTGGTACACCCGTTGATCGTATTTCGGTTAATTTGGCGTTTTCTACGATTAATGTGATCGCTCCGTCTGTTGCGGTGAACCATCCGAAGATTACGGTGGTTGCCAACAGGGAAGACGACGCTGATCGCGCTATTTTTGTTGAGGCTATCGCCAACTATTTGTGGCGTCATCACGACTACCGTAAGCCGTTCCGCCGCACGGTTAAAGACTTTCTCATCTTGGGCCACGGTTGGATGAAGGTCGGGTGGAAGTTCGTTGAGGAAGAGCGTGAGCGGTCAGAATACGAAATAGGGGAAGAATACGTTACCGCACAGGTAGAGGCAGCCGATTTTGGTTACGAAAATCCTGAGATGGCGGGAGATTTGCCGACAGATCAGGAGATACAGGATTCGATTCCGTTTACACAGATGGAAATTGTGGAGGATCAGCCGTTTGTGGAACGCATTTCACCATTCGATATGTTTGTCGATCCTGAGGCCACTTGTTTGGAGGATGCTAAGTGGATTGCCCAGCGGATTGTACGTCCAATTGAGGAGGTTCGACGCGATAAGCGGTTCCGTAGAAGTGTTCGGCAGAACCTGCAAGCCGATTCGGGCTTGAAGGTTCGTTGGGAAAACGACGATGAACGCGACAAGTATTCTGATTTGATTGAACGGGTTACACTGTACGAATACTATGATTTGGACGAGGGTTTGATCTCGGTTTGTGCCGATGGCGCAGACGACTATCTGCTTGATCCTATTCCGATGCCATACAACTTTGGGCATCCGTTTGTTCTACTCCGCAATTACGATATTCCTGATTCTTTCTACCCGATGGGCGACTTGGAAGCCATTGAGTCGCTACAGGAAGAGTTGAATAAGACGCGGACACAGATGGTCAACCATCGCAAGCGGTATGCACGCAAGTATCTGTACCATGAGCGTTCATTCGGTCCTGAGGGGCGAGAAGCGTTGGAGTCCGACGACGACGGACGGTTTGTACCCGTTGTGGACGAGAACAGGCCGTTGGGTGAGGTTGTTGTACCGTTGCCGCAGGTGCCTTTGGCGCCCGAAATGTACAACCATTCTACGATTATCGAAAATGATGTTAACACTGTCAGCGGTGTGTCTGAATATGCCCGTGGGCAGATGCCTGAGATTCGTCGTACGGCGACGGAGGCGTCGATTATTGCAGATGCAGGGAATGCACGCGCGTCTGATAAGTTGGCGATGGTCGAAATTTGTATTGGTGAGGTGGCCCGTCACGTTATTCAGTTGATGCAGCAGTACATGACACGCGATCAGATGGTCCGCATTACGGGCAAAGACGACCAGCAACATTACGTTGCTTATACAAGAGATGACATTATTGGCGAATTTGACTTTTCAGTTGAGGGTGGCTCAACGCAGCCATTGAACGAAACGGGTCGACGCCAGCAGGCGATTTCGTTGATGAACGCCTTGGCTCCATTGGTCGGCATGATTATTGATCCTGCTGAGTTGGCACGGTATGTGCTTTCGTACGGGTTTGGGGTGCAAAACCCTGAAAAGTTCTTGGTGCAGCAAGAGCCTGCGATGCCTCCGCAGGGTGGGCCTCCTCCTGAGGAGGGGCCACCACAGGGAGGACCGCCGCAAGGCATGATGCCGCCGCCGATGGCAGGCGGCATGGGTCCAGCACCCCCGCCAGATCAGGTGTTTGAGGCTACGGGCGGGGTACCGCCCGAATTGTTGGCCCAATTGCAGAATCAGATGGGTATGGAACTACCAAATCTGTGATTTGGGACACTACTTTCTTTACAATAGGAACAACCGAAAGGATTCCACATGGAAAATGAAGAACAACCAACAGGAAACTTGCATACCGTCAAAGTAGACGGGGTAGAACAGCAGGTTTCACTGGATGAACTTCAAAATGGGTACCAACGTCAGGCGGATTACACCCGTAAGACGCAGGAGTTGGCATCCGAACGCGAGAGATTGGCTCAAGGAGAGGCAATCGTACAAGCATTAGAGGCTGATCCAGTTGGCGCAATCGACGCATTGACCAACGCTTTTGGACTGACCTACGAGGATAACCAGACTACTCAAGTGGAAACATTTGAAGATTTGGACCCCGAAGAACAACGCTTGCGACGAATTGAAACTTCCATTGAAGAACAAGAACGAGCGGGAAGACAGCAGAATTTGCAGAAGGACTTGCAGACGCTGCGCAATAAGTACGGAACTGATATTAACGAGAGTGAACTATACGCACACGCTCTTCGCAACAACATAGGCAATTTGGATGCCGCTTACACGCATATGACCTACGGGGCGATGCAGGATAGGGCTAGGAATGCTGATATTATGGAAGAGAAGCGGGCTGCGAACGTGGTCGATTCGACTACGGGAGGTTCAACCTCGGATAATGTGGAACGTGCTGTCGGCGCGGTGTCTTCGATCCGTGACGCATACCGTCTGGCTTTAGAAGAATCTAACAACTAACCAACTATATTTGAAAGGGGTGATTCGACATGGCAGGAAATGATAATTTCGATCAGATTCTATCAACCACGTTGAAGAACTACATCCCTAAGTTGACGGACAACATCTTCTCTGCCCGACCACTGTTTTACGCGCTGACCAATGGACAGACCATTCGGCGCATCAGTGGTGGTGCAAAGATCGTTGTTCCGCTCATCTATGGGACCAACAGCACCGCTGCCTCGTATAGTGGATCGGATACCATTTCCACGACTGCTCAGACTGGCATTTCTGCCGCTGAGTACGACTGGAAGCAGTACGCGGTCACTATCACGATCAACGGTATTGAAGAAGCAAAGAACAACGGCGAAGCCGAAATCATTGATCTGCTGGAAGGCAAGATCATGCAGGCTGAGGAAACCGTCATTGAGAACATGAACACCATGTTTTGGGGTGATGGCACGGGTAACAGCAGCAAGGACTGGATTGGTCTGGATCTGATTGTTACCAAGCCCAACACAGCCCTCGGTGGGATTGATCCGACTGATACGGGGAACTCTTGGTGGGCATCGACGGAAACCGACGAAGGTGGCGCTTTGGCACTTGCTACAATGGCAAATGTCTACAACACCGTTTCAGTCGGTAACGACCAGCCAACCATCCTGATCGGCACGCAGGCTGTATACGAGTCCTATGAGGCTCTGCTTCAGCCGCAGTTGCGGTATTCGGATGCTGGTACGGCAGACGCTGGATTCCAGAATCTGCTTTACAAGGGCGCACCCGTCACATTTGACAGTGCTTGCACTTCAGGAGAATTGATGTTCCTGAACACCAAGTATCTGCGCCTTGTGGCTCATTCGGACGTTTGGTTCAAGCCAACACCGTTCGTGCGGCCCACCAATCAGGATGCGCGTTACGCGCAGATTTTGTCTTACGGTAACTTGACTTGCAGCAACCGCGCTCGTCAGGGTTACATGTTTGGCATTACCTGATAACAATTTGTTTGTGGGGGCGGAAGTCCCGCCCCCACAAACTGTCTAGCAGAACGGAAACAAATGGTACGCCATAGCGTTCCCGCGCTTGCAACCCGACCCGACGCTATCCCAGCAGGGTCGGTTGGCGCTCCTCCCGCTACGTATGCGATGGGGGTCGCTAAAGGCGCCCGTTTGGTGGCAGGGGTTTCAGAACTCGTTGACGAGTGGGAACCCCCTCAGACCACACTTTGTTCTGCTTCGACCCGCAGCGGGGCGGCGTGTAAAGCGCGCCCCGTTGCTGGGTCTGTTCTCTGTGCCTCACATACACGACAGGCGGCAAAGGCGGTACTCTAATGGCGATGACTATTAAACAGATGCGGGACCAAATCCGCTCTGTTATCGACATCGACTCCACCGACGTATCGGACACGGTGCTTGACACCATGCTGGGGCAGGGTTTCGACACTATCGTTTTCAGCGAGAAGCGTTGGCCGTTCTTTGAAACCATAACGTCCTTTACTACCACATCGGGAGAAAAGGACTACACGCTGGCCTATATCGGAACAGACGTTATCCAAGGGACGGGGCTACGAGAAATAGTAGCACTACGCACCGACGACCATGTACTAGCGTACGTTGGAAGAGATGCAGCAGAATTCAATCATCCGCTGGATGTCTCCACTTCAGGTGAACCGTGGGAGTACAGCATCTGGAACGACACCGTACGATTCTATCCGACTCCTGACAGCGACACTCTGACGGTCACTGTACGCGCTATCCGTAATCCGACCGCTTTCGGGGTCGGGACAGACGACGGCACAGAACCTGATCTACCTGACGCTTTCCATCCTATTCTCGCTACCTACGGGTTGGCGAAGGCATATTTGCAGCAGGAAGACCCGCTGATGGCGAGTCAGTACATGCAGCAGTTTCAGATCGAACTTGACAACGTGGCACGCAGGTATGCTGACACGCCTGCACCTCAACCAATGATCGCTAATTCCCGCACGAACACCCGCTATTTGGCTGGGTATGGGGCGTTGCGGTATGCAAGCACGGGTGGGATTGTTTGGTAACTCGTTATGGCTAAACGCGACTTCAGGTTGGCGACATTAGAATCATTTGCGGGTGGCCTGAATTTGCGGGCAGATCAGTTCGACCTTGCCGAAAACGAATCCCCCGACATGATGAACGTCAGTGTCGATCCCCGTGGCGGGGTCGCCATGCGAAACGGCATCGACCGACGTAACTCTACGGCTTTGAGTGCTGATGTAAAGGGCATTTGGGGCTTCCATACTGACGGTGCCACAAACCAGTTGATGGTCAACTACGGTACCGCCGTTGCCCATTCTGCAACCACTAATTTTACCGCCTTGACGAACATTACGGCGCGAACTGCGGGTTCGCGCGTATACGGGGTTACGTTCAATAACATCGCATACGGTGTCTCATACGACAAGGTGTCGTTCAAGTGGGATGGTTCCACCGACGCCGACTTGGGAACTACAACTGACGGTTCGGCAGGGAATATGCCGAAGGCGCAGTATATTGCAGTCTGGAACAACTTTGTTTGGGTTGGCAACATTGAAGGCGAAAAGTTTCGTCTGCGTTGGTCGAACCTGAACGATGCCGAAAAATGGTCGGCATCCGACTATGTGGACATTGATAAGGGCGAACACGGTGACTACATTACTGGGTTGGTTCCCCACGGCGACCGTCTGGTCGTGTTTAAGAACAACAGTGCGTATGCCGTATTTGGCTTCGACTCCGATTCTTTCCAAGTAGTTCAACTATCGAACTCAGTCGGCTCAGTAGCACTTTCTAGCCCCGTGTCCACCCCCTACGGGGTGTTCACATGGCACGGACATCAAGGCGTCTACCTGTATGACGGGGAACGGTTCCATTGGGTGTTCAACAAGTTGCAGCCCGCTATTGACGACGGACGCATTACGTTTACGAATCCGCCTCAGTTGGCATGGGCCAACAACCGTCTGTACGTATCGGTTGATTGGACTGCCAGCGGGGCCGCTACCGTACGACGCACATTAGTGTACGATCCGTCGTTGGGTGAGGGTGGTGCGTGGACGACGACAGATATTGACGCGGGGCCGCTGTATGCGTATCGACCTCCGAACTCTACTCCGATTGCAGTCGGTGGCTGTGTTACAAACACAGGCAGCGTTGTTCACATGGATGCGGATGATACGCGGGTTACAGACCGCTACCTTGGCTCCTCAGAAGCCCACATTGATTCCCACTTTACAACCCCGTGGATAACGACAAAGAACCCAATTGTTAAGAAACGGTGGGGCAAAGCCCGCATGGTGACATTGGCTAAATCGGCTATTACGTTGGGTGTAAGCGTCTATCGTGACTTTGATAAGGCACAGGCGTATAAGACATTCGACGTTGTGGTCGCGGGCCGCGACTCAACGTCCGTATGGAACACCGCCGTGTGGGATGACAGTGGCGAAGGTTCAGCAACTTTAGCGTTGTGGGCCGCTGACGCAGAGGCAGTTGTGACTGATGTTAAGCGTTTGCCGACAATCGGGACAGCGCAGGCAGTAAGTATGCGGATTGACGGTCCAAAATTGACAAATCATACGTGGGAAGTAAACGCTTTAGCGTTTACGTACCTTCCACGCCGACTAAGGTAGATAAATGGCAGTATTAGGAGTAACGAACTCGTTCTCGTCGGGCACCGCAATCGTTGCCTCGCAGATGAACACCAACTTTGACGACATCGAAGCATTCGTCAACACTACGCCCGGACTGTTACAACTGGACGGCGGGACGATCACTGGTGCTATTCAGTTGAACAACACTTTGACGTTGGGGTCGTCGGGTGCTGGACATGATGTGAAACTGTGGGGTGACACCTCAGGTGACTATTTTGAGTGGGATGCCGATACGAACAAGTTGACCATTGAGGGTGCGAATGGTACGACGGCGTTGGATGTTTCTGATGGCAATGTTGTTATCGGTGATGGCACCCTGACGGTGGGTTCTGATGGATACGGTGAGGATGTTACTTTCTATTCTGATACCGCAGGTGACAGTTTTGTGTGGGATTCGTCCGCTGAGAAATTGACGATTACTGGTACTGACGGCAATACTGCGTTGGACATTGCAGATGGTAACGTCACAATCGCTGACGATCTTGACGTTGACGGCACTACAAACCTTGACGCTGTAGACATTGATGGTGCAGTCCAGATTGACGGCACGGTAACTGTCGGTGTCAATGACACAGGTCACGATGTCAAGTTCTTTGGAGCCACCGACACCGCGTACATGCTTTGGGACGAGGACGTTGATGAGTTGATCGTTGACGGTGCAGGAACGGCTGGGTCCAGTGGAGGTTTGACAGTTCAAACGACGGTTGCTGGTGGCGCAGCCCATGTCCAGATCATAAATGACGCTCAGGCGTGGAAGTGGCTTGTCAACGGTTCGATTCAAGACTCGATGGTGTTGCGGGACCAGACAGGTGGAGTGAACCGCTTTGCCTTTACGACTGCGGGCCGCTTCGGCATCGGCACCACCTCGCCCGCCCACGAACTCCATGTGCAAGGCGACACGCCGACCTACCAGATCACCTCCACGAACGCTATGGATACGGGTGGCGGTACGGAGACTCTGGCCGACATCGACTTTGAGGGTCAGAAGAACAGTCTGTACCGCACGACCGCCCGCATCCGCGCCCGTCAGGATGGAACGTGGTCGTCGGGCACGGCTGACGATGCAAATACGGCGCTGGAGTTCTGGACGAATGCCGATGCTGGTATCGCTAAACAGATGACCCTATCAGGTACTGGCGTACTCATACTGCACAACGGGACTGACATGACACCTGACAGTGGGGCTAACGGCCAACTCAGGATTGACAGCAACGGGTACAGTGGGTATGTCGCTCTGGATGGCACTTCTATGTATATCGGCCATAACAGTGGTGGCCGTCACCTTGAGTTTCAGGTGGATGAAGCAACGCGCATGACGATTGAAGATGGCGCTGGCCGAGTGGGTATCGGTCCCGACTATGACGCGACGTATACGTTGGATGTCAAGAATGCCACTCAGGAAGAACTGTGTCTACGGCTATTTATGACCTCCGACGACACCAGCAATCACTATCTGGCACGGTTTACCCGCAACACTGGACTGCTAACGAACGGCATCTATTGCGATACAACGACCGCCTACTTCGGCACCCCATCTGATGAGCGGTTGAAGCGCGATATTGAAACCATCGACTCTGGTAATTCACTTGCAGCGGTTACGGCGTTGCGGCCTGTGAACTTCCGTTACATTGCCGACCCCGATGATCGGGACATCCGACAGGGGTTAGTCGCCCAAGAAGCAGAGTTGCATGTGCCAGCGTCTGTTCATGCTGTGATTGAACAAGAGCAACAGTTTACAACCGAATCACAGCAACAGTTTGATACAGAGGTTGACGAGGACGGCAACGAGACACAGGTTCCACGAATAGACGCGGACGGTAACACAGTTTGGTTCGATAAGCAGATACCTATTCTAGACGACGACGGAAACAACGTCATGGCCGTTGTTTCCGACTACAAGATGGTGGAGTGGGCAGCGGTTACAACGAACTTGGTTGGAGCAGTACAAGAGTTGACTGCCCGTTTGGAAGCCCTTGAAGCCGCGTAATGGGTATCGAATGGGTCGGAGCAATCGGCGCAACAGCAGCAGCGATAGTGACTGGCCTGTTCAATCTGGTACGCAAAACTGTGCGGGAAAACACGGAACAACATGCGCTGAACCAAGCGAAACTGGAAGCAATAGGAACCGATGTGATTGAAGTGAAAGGCGATGTACGCGAAGTACGGTCGTCACAGCAACGCCACTTGGAGTGGCACGCGGAGGTGGCGTAATGCCTACCTACACTCCAACACACCGTTTCGTAGGCGCTAATGCTCGTTCGATTGAGTATGAGTTGCGAAAGATTTCGCAAAACATTTCGGGCGATATTACAGGGGTTACGGCAGGCGTTGGTCTGTCAGGTGGTGGAACGTCTGGTACAGTAACGTTAACTCTGGATGTGTCGGAATTGTCGGCGCTGGGTACAGACGCAGCGTTGACTGATTACGTCATCATTCAGGATGTGACAGATAATTCATCAAAGAAAGTGCTGGTAACAAACTTGCCAGCCGTTTGGAGTTAAAAATGGAAACAAGCATTGGTATCGAAGATGTTCTGCGGAACCTGTCGGAGCGTGGACAGTTGGAATGGGAACTCGCTGTGAAGCGGGCCGAAAATGCTGTATTACAGGAGCAGTTGGCAGGCATGAACGGTGCAACAGTAGAAGAGGATTTAATTGTCCCTTAGGAACCGATCTTCAGATTTTGGGGTTGCTCAGAGCGACCAGTCGTTGACGGTTTCGTCAACGGCTGTCGCTTTGACGGTTCCGTCAGCGATCTATTCTGCTCTGTTGACCAACGGGGCGGAACCTGTGCGCTTACGGTGGGGTACTCCCACGGCGAGTGTGGGGCATTATCTGGCTCCGTATACGAGCATTGAGTTGTTTACCGATATGGCTGCCGTGAAGTTGATTCGGGTCGGTTCGTCCGATTCAGTTGTATTCGCTACCTACTATGGACCGACATAATGAGAAATCAGCGAACTTCTGAACAGTCGTCAGCGTTTGAGGGCGACATTGAGGGTGTTACGGCGGGGAATGGCTTGTCGGGTGGTGGTACGTCTGGGACTGTAGCGTTGGCTTTGGATTTGTCTGAATTGAGTACAGCCACGGTCGCCACAGGCGACTATGTGGCTGTTGAGGATGTTACAGATAATTCGTCAAAGAAGGTTACTGCACAGTCGATAGCGGATTTGGCGCCACAGGGTGATATTACTGGAATTACTACGGCTGCTACGAGTGGCTTGAATGGCGGGGTCACTTCTGGTGCGGCTACGTTGGTTGTGGATGCGAGTCGGTTGACAGCATTGGGGGCCGAAGCGGCCCTTACAGATTATGTGATTGCATACGATACGGATGCGTCTGCCACGAAGAAGGTTTTGGTTAGCAACATTCCGATTACTTGGGGTTAAATAGTTATGGCTTACGGTGACAATGCGGCACGAGCCTCTGGCATTGGGAGGCGTGTAACCGATTACGGTTACGGCTTTGACGATATTCAGCGTGCCCGTGAAGGGTTGCAACGTCAGAGCGTGTTCGGAAAATTCAATATCAATAAGCAGGCACAAAATGCTGCACGCGCTCTTGGAGGAACTTTTAATCGTCGCGGGATGGTTGATTCTGGTTTGCATAGTCGCGGTCGTGAACGAGGTGCGGCGCAAGCAGAGTTGCAACGGTATGGGTTGGCGGCGCAAACAGAGGAAGCGGGACGCCAGTTAGACCGTCAGCGTCAGGAGATTGAGGAACAGTTCTATGGGGGCACAATGTCGGACCAAATCGCTAACGCGCTGCGCCGATTCGGTGTTACCCAGTCGTTGCAAGGGATACTCTGAAAATGGATTTTAGGGCAATTCTAAAAAGTAAGGTTCCGATGCTTACCCGTTTGGATAAGCCTTCGTTTGAACAAATTTATCAGAACTTTGCCCAAAAAGTCAAGAAGCACGGGCTTGCTAATGTAAACTCGCTTTACGCGGAGGCAGGCGAGTCGGCAAATGCGACGTTAGTAGCGATACAGGAACGTGCTGCGCAGCAGGTTGCGACTCCAAGCGGGCCAAAGAGCGGTCGTAAAAACTATACGGTAGGTGGTGGCACGACTGTAAATGTCTTCAGTCCTGAGGCGTCGCGCGCTCCAGCAAGTACGGGTTCAGCCGTCGATCCTGCGTCGCGTGGTGGTCCTAGTCCCACGGCTGTTGATACCTTTAGCCCTGAAGTAACTCGTACAGGGTTGGGTACAGGTACAACTAGCGTAGATACCTTTAGTCCCGAGTTGGCACGCGCACAGCCAGCGTCGCCCGCCGCAGCGGGCGATCCTGCACTCCGAGGCGGCGCTGGGCCAGTTGCAAGTCCTGAAGCGTTGCGGACGAATTTAGGTTCTGGCACCACTTTACCGAATACAAGCCCTGAGATGGGGCGTGGAGGTTTGGGTGCGGGTACGGTTACAGACACGTTCAGCCCTGAATTGGGGCGCGCTGTCGGAGCGCAAACACCCCCTCCTTCCAGTCCTGAAGCGAATCGCACGGGACTGGGTGCTGGCACAACGGGTCGTTCTACTGTCGATCAGAATATGCTGGCAATGGCTGAACGAGCAGGCGCAGGCACAACTCAAAACACTTTCAGCCCTGAATCGATGCGGGGATCGGATACGTACGGTAGAAGCACTGATTCGTTTAGTCCTGAAGCAACTCGTACACCTCCACCAGCGAGTGTCGGCACTGGCTTGGATAACTTTAAGGAAGGTGCCCAGTACCGTACTCCGAGTGGCTTAGGAAACTTTACGGAAGGCGCCCAGTATCGTACTCCGAGTGGCTTAGAAAACTTTAAGGAAGGCGCCCAGTATCGTACTCCGAGTGGCTTGGATAACTTTACGGAAGGCGCCCAGTACCGTCCCTCAAGTGGCTTGGAAAACTTTAAGGAAGGTGCCCAGTATCGTCCTTCGAGTGGCTTAGAAAACTTTAAGGAAGGTGCCCAGTACCGTACTCCGAGTGGCTTGGAAAACTTTCAGGAAGGTGCCCAGTATGGTACCCCAAGCGGTGGTGGAAATCAGGCCAACACAAGCGGTTGGACTCCAGAGACTTGGGATGCATACACAAATGGAACGCCGCCCGCAAATGGCGG